TTACATTCAAAAGAAGTAGCAGGTGACAAGATAGCATTATCTTTAGTAATAGCCTTTGTACCATCAAGAATAAACTGACCCTTCTGACTAAAGAATACTAAATCACCATCAAAAGATACAGCAGACTCAAGAAAGTTTATTTGAGATGTATCTGCATAGATGCTGAATGGGTCTGTCTCAAGTCCTACCTGAGCTGTCTCTCTGAAGAAATTAAAGAAGTTATCAGAACGAGACATGATAATATTTTCACCAGCAGTAAAGTACAATCTATTCTGAAAGATACCCATGCTATCAATTGTGTAAGGACTATCAGAGTTAATAAAAGTAGGTAAAGGGTTAGTAGTATCATCACCAACTTCTCTATCTTCCCATTCTCCTTCTCTTACTGTAAACGTAGCAACTCCATTAGTTACAGATTCTCTGACAATAACATGAGGCATAGTAGATTTATCAACACCAACTGAAATATCAGGAGCTATTGATTCTTTCCATATGATATGGTCTTCATCAGTTAATTCAGCTTCAAGCCAAAAGTTAGCATTATCAGCAGACTGAGCACCCGGAGGGTCTATCTCTACTTTAAAACCATTAGGAGCATTACCCGGTAACTTTGATGTATCTTCTACTTTCTTTTTAATTGCTATTACATTCTCTCCATCTTCACCATCATCTATTCTTATATCAAAAGTACCACTATCTTTTCTTGATATATAGATACAATTATCTATAAGAGTGAGATCATAAGTAGCTGTAATATCAGTACCAGAATAATTAGAACCATCGTCTGTACCACTACCACCTTGTAAAGCTGAATATAATTTTTCTGCAATTCGAGTTGTGACTGTAGTTATCTTTTGAGATGCATCAGCCCCCGGTGCTGTTGTGTAAAAAGCTACTTGAACATCATCAAGATATATTGTAACTGTTTCACTATAATCCATAAATTGAACATAGATAATAGCTTTCTCTTGTAAGGCAGTAGTCTTAGAAGAACTTGCAAGAACTTCTACTGAAGTGTTAATAACAAAAGTATAATCACCTATGGTTAAACACTTAAGATATTTACTTGCATTACCTGTTTGTAAATAAGTTGGAGGGCCAAAAGGGTATTCTACATTATGCTGTGTTCCATCGGGAGACCATATCCTGACTCCACCAAGAAAGTCAATAGAGATAAAATACTCTTCATCTCCTGTTCCTCTATCGTAATGATGCCACTTAGTTTCTAAAGGTTTAAGCAAAGGTATTCCTTCAAGCTTTCCTGTTGCTTCTGTTCCGGGTCTTGTTATCAAACCTCTTACAACATCAGGAGTAGTGTTATCTGCAACTGAGCATTGTCCTTGAAGTCTATTCTTCTCAGGTTGCTGAGATACACCTTGTATAGGTCTACCTTGATTTGATGTTATATAACTCATAAAGCCTCCTTAATAAGTATCTCTTCTTGGAAATACAGCGATGCGAGGATAATTACTATTAGGCCCTGCGATGCGAGAAAGAGCAGATACTAACTCTGCATTATCTGTTAAAGCATTTCTCTTTCTATTCCTTGCATCTTCTCTTAATAGTCTCATCATAGACTGTTCTTCATCTTGCTGTTGAAATTTCCATCTGATTTGATCTACTTCTAAATCCTGTGCAAACTCTCTTCTTGCTCTATAGGTGATAGCAATAGAAGCAACAGAAGGTAAATTGTCAAAGTCTATTTCTAAGATATAGCATAAGTAAATATAACCTATAGAAGAACCCGGCTCTGAATAAACAATATCAGAAAGATCATAAGTATGATTAACAGTATCATAGAGTTTACCATCTCTGATAGTTAAATTATGGTTCCTTGAAGGTCCAATTGTTACAGCAGATAAAGCATTATTAGGTACAAGAACATAACCTGTTGTGATATCAGGTGTTACTTTCCACCCATATTCTTTATTGAACCACCAACCTCTTGATTGTATATCTTGAGATACGAGATCAATAACTTCACTTGCTGTAGATGCATCTAAATCTCCTGAGTCTTCAGTAGCAACAGGAGCAAGACCAATGCCTCTTAAGCAAGCGTTGATTGCATTTAGTTTAGTAAAGCTCATAGTTTCTCCTTATAAAAAAAAAACCCACCCTCTCCCTTTAAGGGTCTTTAAGAGGATGGGCATATTGTTGCCTCTCATGTGAGACAGGTAGCGACTATATAACATAAGGGAGATTTATTCCTTTTGGGAGACTCCCTTAGTGTTGTTCACTTACTTTTTCTTCTTCTTCTTAGATGCGTGAATAGCTGCTATCTGCTTCTTTGTAGGTTTATTCTTAAAAGTAGCAGAGTCACCATACTTCCAACCGCCTTTTACTTTACGAACAGGCATAAAGCCTCCTTAACTAAGCGTAAGTCTTAGTAGCTTTAGACTTGCCTTTAGCTTTAGCTGTAACGATAGTGTTCTCAGCTACAGCATTAGAGTTTACAATAGCGATGTTATCATAACGATCAGGGATAGCACCTTCAGCAAACCAAGAGTCAATAAAGTAACCTTTGGTCTTCTTATCAAAGAAGATGTCACCTTGCAGAGAAATAGTACGACCAGCAAGCAGAGCATCAGGGCCATAGACAATAGCATTGGCTTTCTGCATAGCTGCACTAACATCATACCTATTACCATTATTTGAATTACTCAGCAGGTGATGATCTAAACCATCATGCGGGTTAATGATCATCTGAGTAAACTCAGTAGAACCCATAACAGGAAGGTTGTAACCTTTCAGAGTACCAGTAAGACCGCTGAAGTTGACAGGGCCTTCATTGCTTCCACTCTCAGTCTGAGCAATAAAGCCATAGTCTACCAACAGAGAGAATTCATTGATAGGTACAATACATTTCATACCAGCCAGAGGAGTCCTCTGTACAATCAAACCCATGATAGCAATTTCAATAGCAGATACAAGCTGATACGGGTCTTTCATCTGAGACAGGTCATCCTTAAGATCAACGTTGATAGCAACGCCATGACCAGATACCCTTGAAACACCACCAGTGATTGTCGATGCATAGGGATCAAAGGTTCCACCAGTAAGGCCACCAGCAAGCAACTGCTGTATACATTACATTCAATAAGAGTCGTTAATTCTTACCCGCTATCTTGCTTAAGGATAGCTGCTGTATGTTTCCATACAGAATAGACTATATCTTCATCCAGTTAATGGATGACTTCCACTTCCAAGCACTTGCTTGTACTCCCAGTATAGGGATAGTCGTTGAACTTTACTTTAATATAAAACTACTCAGGGATAAACCCGTATTCTAAAGCAGCTTTCTTCCAAGCTCTGCCTTTCTTCACATGAGTAACAAGTTGCCTTGACACTCCTGCTTTGTATGCTATGTCTTTCACTCTGGCACCTGCTTGCAGCATACTAAATACAAGTACCTCTCTATCTGTCAGAGCAACTGATACATCATGAAGTGCTCCGTTATTATAAGCATGTACACTATTCTCTTTGGATGTACACCATTCAAGATTAGAAACATGCGGGTTCTTCTTATTCAAGTCCTTATGATTGATGCAGTTCTTACCAGGAACTTTAGGCAAGAACATCTCTGCTACCAATCTATGCACAAACAGGTTCTTAAAGTTATTAGGTGTCTTTGACATTCTAATACCTAAGTATCCATTACTTGTTGTATAAGGTGTAAGCCACCTTTTTGATTTAAAACTGTAAATCTTTCCATCTTCAGTTATCCCATATTCAGGGAACTCTGCAATTATCTTTAATTCTCTCATTCTACAACTCCTGTATTCAATACAAGTTTATATTAAAGTCTTAGCTGCTGATTACCATATCCTTTCGGACTTAGGCTTCCCAGCAATTCAAAAGTTAATCATCTACATATTACTATGCAGCGTGGCTATATTTAACCATCTGGTCTTCCAGAGTCTTGAGTTTACCCATCTGATTCTTAGCCAGTTTAGACATAACTTCAAAGTCATTTTGGATATCATGCAGGGTATGGACAGTATTACGACCAAGAACGATAGTATCTACTACCAGAGCGTTCTTACTCATTTCAGTTGAAGTTGCTTCAGGTTCCTGACCGGGAGTCAGAGTCTGAAGGTTAGTATCACCAATAGATTTATTGGATACGATGTTAGTACCTACAACATCTTGGACATCAAATCCAGACAGAAGGTTCTCACCTTCCAAGTACTGCTGATGTACAACTCCATTAAACTTTTCAATAAGCAATGTAGTAACACCAGCAGACGAAGCAGCACTGTTAGGTACAGCAGGATTCGTCAGGTTGTTATTAGTAGTTCCGGGCATTTTTGAACCTCCTTTATTTATATCATTATTATAAGAGCGCTCTATTATTTCTTATTCTTTCTTATTGTTTCTTGTTCTTTCTTGTTTTCTTTCTTAGGTTCTTTAAGAAGTAAGAAGCAAGAGGCTATAACTACTGGTTATTTCTATAAGCTCTATAAGCTCTATTATCTATTAGGCAACTTAATTAATCACTTAGGATTGAGTTCCCTTTCTAATTAGACAACTTAATTATTTATTGAATAAAATAAGAAAGTTACAAGAAGGGAACTCTTGCATCGTTAGAATTCTTTTGGCGTTAAATCCCTTTAGCAATTCCAAGCTGTCTTCGTTTATCAAATAACTCTGGATTTTTCTTATATTCTCCTGTTACAAAGAGTTTCAAATAGTCCTCTTGAGAAAGTGGCCCTGTAGTGTCCTGTGTCTTCGTTGTAGAGCCTCCTTCTTCCAGATCAAGGTCATTAGTAGCAGGAGCGAGCGGAGCGCCAGAATCGGTAAATTTGCTCCATAGATCACGAATCATCAATTCTTGAAGTTTGATACTTCCATTTTTCATTACATGATTGAAATCTTCAATTTCTTCTTCAGAAAGATTTGCTTCAGCAAAGGCATTGAGGTCTGTCCATCTATCTTCACCTCCCATAATCTCAATGGTTTTATCCCATGCTTGTTTCTCTGCTTCAGCCTTAGTACTCTGTTGGTTCTTATACTCTGATAGCATAACTTCATTGCTTGCTTTAAGGCCAGAGAGATAAGTATCAACCTGCCACTTACCAAAGGCATCATAAAGTTTATTTAAAGATTCATCAGAAAGAGAGAAGTTTTCAGAACTATAGAGTTCTTCAGATAAAGCTTTAATATCAATTTCTTTTTCATTTGCCAGAGCTACCAGATCAGGAGGGATATTTACAGAGACATCATAATCTCCATATTTAACCTTATCAATAATAATAGCTTCAGGCGCAGTAGAAACGTCTTCAGGAGCTTTCGGAGTCTCAACAGATGTGTTAGTATTCGTTGGAGTCTCGGATTGCTGTACGGGCGTCTGAGGCGTTTCTACTGGTACTGTATTTTCTACAGGCTCTTGTCCTGCTGTTTGTTCAATTCCTTCTGTCATGCTATACCTCCTATCTTGTCACCAAGCTGATTTACCATATTAGGAGCAGCATTTACCCCTGCTTCCATCATAGCTTGATTCTGTTGCTGTTGTTGCATTTGTTGTTGATATGCTTCCCATTCTTTCTCATTCATAAGGAAGTCTTGTTTTAGAGATAGTTTCGATGCAATGATCTTGATGAACTCTCCCCATTTGATTCTTTGTTGTACTTGAATAGGCCATACTTGAGTCTGTTGTAATAACTCTGTAAACTGAGTAAGCTTATCAAGTTCACCTGTCTTAGCAAAAGCTTCAAGACCTGTAATGATATTAGGAGTTACTATTTCTTCAGCAAGAGTAAAGCCTATACGTTGCAAATACAAATAAGCCAAAGGTGTTTGGAAAGTTTGAGATAACAAAGAGTAGATACCACCAAGAGAAGTCTCAAGTTCTTGTGCATCAAGTCTTAGTTCAACAGTAGTTACACGTTCTGCATCTCTACGAACAGCACTGTTTATCAAGAAAGCTTGTCCAATCCTTCTCTTGTATTCATTAAGTACTTCAGAGATAGGAGTGAAGTCAGCATACTTTTCAAGCTGTAAAATCCCAATGTCATTAATATCGCCAAAGACCCATTCACCTGTTGGAGCTGAAGCAATCTCATCTATATCTGTGACAGAACCCGGCTTAAGAAGGTATTTAACATCAGACATCAAGACAGCTCCTTTAGCAACAGCTTCAGAGAGGAATTCAATAACATAGAAATCTCCTGCGTTATCTTCTACATGACCTCTACCATAACTTTCACCAGAGGTTGAGTTCCATCTGAGAGGAATCCAAGGTGATCTTTTCTTCTCTATCTGTTGATAAGGTTTGATTAAGATATCATCAGCAGATTGAGCTACACCAAAGGTATCTTTATCTACACTATAGACCCAAGTATAAAGATCAATAGTATCATCATGTTTAGGTTCTTTTGTTTTAATCGCTCTGATAATATCTTGTGTTTCTTTACTCATTGCATTGAAATCTTTACGATGCAAGATGATCAACTCCAATATATTACCATTGATGTCTCTTGTGATTACAAACATATTAAGCTTAATGTTCTGTAAGAAACCATCAGAAGGTAAGTAAAGTAAAGAATTACCAGAGATTATAAGGTTAGTAAGAGCTTCAACATAAGCTACTCTTGATGCTATTTTTATCTGTAAAGAAGTAGCTCTGTCTTCAGCTTCAACAAGTAACTGTTGAAGATCAGCAGGGTTGTATCCTTCTTGTTCTAATTCATATTTGATTTCAGGTTCAAAATCAAGTT